TAATGATGTTGAAAAGCATATAAGAGAAGGCGATGCAATTGCTTATGATAAAGATAAATTAAGTCCATCTAATAAGATTAGTTCTGATGTAGAAGATAAAGCAATTACATTAGCTAATATTAGTATTAAAATAACTCACTTAGAGAATAAGATATTAGTAATAAAACAAGGGATAAAGCAGCTTAATGAAAATGAAAGAAGAATAATTGAATTAAGATTTATGCAACTTAACAAATGGGACAAACCTCTAACATGGGTACAGATATCTAGAGAAATGAACTATGATATTAGTTGGTGCAAAGAGCTAAGGAATAGAGCAATAATCACTTTAACAGAGGTAATGTTTGGAATACAAGACGAAAACCCCCAAAATACAAGACGATTTTAGTATTTATACGTGATATGATGGTAATGTGATAATAATAAATTAGATAAAAGAACACTGGTGGACAACTAGTGTTCTTTTTATTATGGTGTTGACTATATAGGAGGTGGTTAGATGTTAGATCAAAGACAAATTAAGGCAATAGAGATACAGGCTACAGGTGGCAATATCACTGATATGGCAAAGGCAGCAGAGGTTACACGTAACACTATTTATAAATGGATAGAACTTGAGGAATTTAAGGCTGAAGTAGCCAGATGTCAACAGGAGTATATTTCTTCCACAATACAGATAATCACCTCATATGCGCCTACAAACGCTAAGAGGTTGATTAAGCTGGCAGAAAGTACTACTAACAAGAAGATTGAGTTAGATGCTAGACTTGCTCTATTGAATAAGACTATGCCTAATACAACTAAGATAAGCATAGATGATGGCAGAGATAATAAGGACAAGGTTGATGTTGATGTACTGGACCAGGAGATGGATGAGCTAGATACTTAATGAATTGTATATGTTAATAGTTAATTCATAGTTAATTAACAATTAGTTCATACAAATACACAATAATGTCATTAAAAATAAAGATTAACCAATCCAATGGGTTTAGAGCATATGTAAATGTCGCGAAAGTTATATTTCACGACATTAATAGTTTGTTCATAAATAGGGGGCGCCCTTCTGTTTTGAAAAGTTTTGAAAAGTGCGCAGTTGGGTTACACAATTTCTCCAATATTTTTTTAGGTCGAGGACAGAACCAGCCAAGCCACTTAATAATGCTCAAATAGGCTGGACAAATTAAAAGTAAATGAGGTGAGAATAGTGAAACAGAAAATAAAACTATTAACTTACTGGAAAGATAAAAACCTTGAATGCTGTTGTCCAAGTCACAGGGGATGCAACAAAAATCATGGGTGTGAAGAACTAGATTTTATATTAGATCCTTATGCAGATATGCAAGAGTGCATGAGTGAGCGAAGTTATATAAGAGTAAATAGTAGAATGCAGCAAAGAAGGTGATTAATTATATTTAATAGATTAATTGCTAGATTAATAAATAATTATTTTGATTCAAACAGAAAATTAAAAAGGGATAGGAAATACTTTAGATCTAAGTAGGTGATTTAGTTGCAAGATATAGAAGTAGATGAACATAAAGTTAATAGGCAATTATTATATAAATATTTAAAGCAGTTATATCCCCTAGGTACTCAAGCAAGAGATCTGATGAAGCAACATAAGGACCACTTATTTGATTATCATGGATTAGCTTGGTCTGTTGGTAAAAGATCCTTAGAATTTTTCAGTATGTACTTTCTTCAAGATGTTTTTCTAGTTAAAGAAGATAATGCTGCAGCTCCAATCGCAGAAGTGCACAGAGAGCTCTGGGAAGATATACAAGAATCTATAATTGGCGAGGGTCCTGAGCAAATAGGAAGAATACTACCCAGGGGAACCGGTAAAAGTGCTTTTGGTACTTATGACACTACTATTTGGTGCCATTGTTATGAATTTAAAAAATATACTTTGATTTGCTCTGATATAGGATCCACTGCTGAGAAATTTATTAAGGATATCAAAAACACATTTTTAAATAATGAATACATTGAAAAGGCTTTTGGAAAGCTCCTGGATGATAAAGATAAAAAATATATTTGTAATTCTACACAGTTAGAGTTCACAAATATATCTTTTTTAGAGGCCATTTCTTCAAGCTCTCCCATGAGAGGTAGAAAATATGATAACTGCAGGCCTGATCTTATTATTCTAGACGATTATCAGTCAGAGGATGATGTAAGAACTGAAGAGGCTAGGTTGAAAAAGTGGAAGCGCTTCAGTGATGATGTTAAGTATGCATCCCAGAAAGCTTTGTATCGTAATGGCAAGAGAATTAAAAAAGGTACTACCTTTATTGCTGTTGGAACACTGCAGCATAAAGAATGTTTCTATAGCCGGTTAATCAAACAACCTACTTGGAAATTTAAGAATAAAAAAGGTGTGCTGATTGATGATTTTGTAGACAGTGAAGGCAAATTAATTAATGGACTTGATCATTATTTTAATACTGGTTTATGGCTTGAATTTAAGAACATCTTATTTAACTTTAAAATTGAGACTCACTTAGAAGATGCAAAAGAATTTTACTGGTGGTATCAATCAGAGATGCAATTTCCTATGCTATGGAATGAATTTTGGGATTGCTTAGATATTGCAATGAGTTATTATGAGAACCCTTCAAGCTTTAAACAGGAAGTCCAGGGTGATGTTGATTCTATAGGTGAGAAATGGTTTAAAACTGTAAGAACCGAAAAACGTGCTGAGATTGAAGCACATACATTTATAAAAACAATGCTAGTTGTGGATCCTGGAGCAACTGCGAATGTTAAATCCGATTACTCATCATTTTTAGTTGGTTCTGAGGGTGAGAATAAATTAAAGTATGCTCGTAAGGCAGAACTTGCAAAAATAAATGCAAGAACTAATTTTGATGACTATATTAAGCATATGGTGGATTTATTAAAGGAGTATCCTGATATAACACATGTATCCATTGAAAAAAATACATTTAATGGTGCTGATGCTTTTCAACTTGAAAAAATGATTGGTGAAGATCCTGCGATTAGGTCCAGAGGTATAAAAATACTTAATGATGCTCAGAAGAAAAATAAGGATGACAAAATTAGTACAATAATACCTTATATGAATAAAGGACAGATTATTTTTGCTGAAGAGGATGAAGAATTTATAAAACAGATAATGGAGTTTGCGGGTCAGAAATTTTCTGTACACGATGATGCTCCTGATGTAACTGCGGAATTCACATTGAAAATTGATGTAATAAAAGTAACAAGCGTTGTTAAAATATTTGACAGGCGATCATTAGGCTTGTAGGAGGTGGACAAATGAATTTAAGTGAATTAATTAAAAAATTATTTAAAAAGCAAGTTGGATTGAACTTGAGTAATCCAGAACATTTAGCATTAGTTAAAAAAATATATGGAAAGTTTAATGCAAATAAATATATCCATGAAAAAATGTATCGCTATTATAAAGGTGATACTGATGCAATGAGGAAATACAAATTTGAAACTGATAGATCTAACCTTAAGACAAATACAAACTATATGAAGAAATTCATTAAAGAAGAGGTAAGTTACACAGTAGGCAATGATATAACTTATGAGTCAAGGAAAGGTGACAAAGATATAATCAATGATATTGAATATTATACCGCGCACTGGGATGAATTGCATGATTCAGATTTAATGAAATATTTGCTTTTATATACTAAGGTATATGAGGTATATTACCTTGATGGAAATGGGGATTTTTGTAGCAAAATTGTACATCCTACTGATGGTTATGCTTACACTGATGCGAATGACAAAATTTTATTTTTTATTCGTGCATTTAAAAATGATTTTGATGCAACTAATCAATATATAGATGTTTACACAGATGATTACATTTACCATCTGGATAGCAAATTTAATGAGATAGCGGTTCCTACCTGGAACATATTTGGAGAAGTTACTGTTAGTGCTGGAAAATTAACTTTAGAAGAGTATTTTGATAGTTTATATAATGACATTAAAGGGCTACAGGATGCGAATGAAACTAATTTTAGCGATATAGGTAATGAAATATGTGATTTCAGGTCAGCGTATCTTGTTTTTACGGGTTGTGAAATGCCTAAAGATGATATTCCTGAGATGAAAAGGCTGGGCATATTAAATGCTAAAGATAAAGAGAGTAGTATAAAGTGGCTTACAAAAGAAATTAATGATACCTTTATTCAAAATACACTAGACAGATATGTGGATACTATGTACCAAATAGCTTGCCATATAAATCATAATGAGGGCATGGTTAGTAATTTATCCGGTATTGCATTAAGGTCTAGACTAATAGCTTTAGAGAATAAATGTGAGCTTGAGGAAAAGGCGCATAAAAACATTGTTAAAAATCGTAATAGATTTCTATGTATGTATTTGAATCTCAAGAAAAATAAAAATTATGATTATAAAGATATTAATGCTCTTTATACTCCTAATATTCCTATGGATGATTTAGGCACAGCACAAATGCTTGCTCAGGTCCCTGAAGGAATTATCTCTAAGGATACTGCTAGAGGATTATTTAGTTTTATTAATAATAAAGTGGCTGAGGCTGAAAAAATTAAAAAGGAACAGGATGAAGCTTCACCAGATATTAATTTAGACACTGTGATCGCCAATGAGTGATTATACTGACAAAGAAGAACTTGATTTTATTGAAAGTCTTTACAATGAAGCTGATAGGCTCCTAAAAGAAGTTTACCAGGAACAAAAGAATAACAGAGATGAATTATTAAAGCAACTAGCCTCTATAATGCTTGCCTATAATGTTTTAAATGACATTATGAAGCTTTCTACGCAAGATAAAAAGAAAGAATATAATAGGTTGTCTAAGATAATTACTGTTGGTACTAAAGGCCAAGGAGCTGCACAAAATAAGTTTATAAATGAAATCTTATCCTCTACTATAAATAAAACTTTTGATTTTTACAGCTATAATGTAGGTCTTAAAGATGTTAGAGAAATTATAGGCAATAATTTTAAGGGAAAGCATTTTAGCAGCAGAGTTTGGGAAAGTGAATCTGATGTTGCCAAGCACCTACATAAGCAAGTTAATGATTTTCTGAACGGAAAAGTAAATGTTAATCAAATCAAAAGAAATATTGAAAAAACTTACAATGCTAATGCTTATAACACTAGAAGGCTTGTCGAAACTGAAATTAGTCGTGTTGAAGATGAATCGTTCAAAAGATTTTGTCGTGAGACAGGAGTCAAACGTGTTATGAGAAATGAGGAAATGGATTCTAAGACTTGTAGTGAATGCGCCGGTATAAATAAAAATGTATATGATTTAGAAGATGCACCTGGGCTTTTGCATCCTCTTTGTCGTGGATACAATACCATAGTTGAATAAAGGAGGTACTTATGAAACCAGTTAAAACAGAATTTACAAATTCAGCTTTAAAGGCACCTGAAGGTAGTGATGGTGTTTGTGACTTACCAATAACAAGGCTAGTTTCGCCTGAGGGATATCCAGCGGTTGAAAGTTGCTGGGAATTATCTAAAGAAGAATTAGAAAAAGTAAAGGAAACAGGCAAAATATATTTTGTGTGCATGGGAAAAACTCATCCACCTATATCATTAGCTATTAAATCACAGTTAGAGTCTTAGGAAACTAGGGCTTTTTATTATGCCTTTGAGTAATAGGCTTTAAACAGACTTAAGCTCGTCTTATGGGCGTTTTGTGTATAAGGGGTGCAACTATATTAAAGAATAAAAAAATTATGTCTTATGGGCAATTAGCGTATAAGGGATGGAGGAAAATAAATGTTAAAATCAGCGTTATTGAAATTAATTGAAAGTGCTCCAGATACTCAGGACATCAATTCACTATTGGGTGGAACAGACATAGAAACACAGTTTAAAGGTGAAGAACCTACGTTAGATGTTTTTAAAACAAAATTAAAAACAGACAAGGAATTCAAGGCCTACATCGAAAGTGAGAATGACAAGTATTATAACAAGGCTTTAGTAACTTGGAAAACAAATAATTTAGAAAAGGAACTTGAGCCATTCATGAATGAAAAGTATCCTGATTTAATTAAAGATCCAAAGGATAAAAAAGTTTTAGAAATGGAAGCAAAAATAGCACAAATGGAAAAAGCTTCTGCCAGAAAAGATTTACTTACTGAAGCAATGAAATATGGTGCAGAAAAGAAGTTGCCTGCTGGATTTATTGATAAATTCTTAGGTGAGGATTTAGACACTACAAAAGCTAATTTAGATACATTGGCTTTGGATTGGTCAAAAGGTCTTGAAGCAAGTATGGCTGAAAAGTTTAAATCCAGTTCGTACGTTCCTGGTGGAACAGGTCCGGATGGAACAAAAACTAGTATAGGTGCATCAATGGCTCAACAAAATAATGGTTCAAAAACTGCTCCAAGTGACCCTTGGGCAACAAAATAAGGAGGAATATTAAATGTTTAAAAAAATAACTTATACAAACGAAATGGAAATATTATTTTCAGAAGCAAATTTAGTATGTTTTAGTGACACTGTTCTAAATGCTGGGGTGGTAGCAGATGCTGACGGAAAGAAATATGTTGTAGCAGGTAAATTAATCAATGCTGCTGGTGCAGTAGTTACTCAAACAGGCGGTGCCGGTTCAGAAACACTTTCCAGTGCTCCAGTAGGAGTTCTTTATCAAACTGTAGATGTTACTGGTGGAGACGAACCTTGTTCTTTAGTAGTAGAGGGATATTTAAGAGCTGATAGAGTCTTAGTTGGATTTGCAGCTGCAGCAGTTGTATTAATAAAAGCAGCATTACCAAATATCAAATTTAGATAATAAAAATTTAGATAATCGAGGAGGAATAATAATATGCCAAAGTTAATCGAAGTATTTAACACAAACGAACTTATAAATTATTTCAAGGAAAGAACTGTTACACCAATGTTAGGTGAAGCTTTATTCCCAGAGCGAAAGATTCAAGATATCGAATTTGATATGATATTAGGGGCTGGAGGATTACCTGTTAGCGCTAGTGTTCATGCATTTGATACAAAGACACAGTTAGCAAGTAGAGAAGCAATCGCAAAAGGTATTCAAACTTTAGCCCTTATCAAAAGACAAATTAAGATCACTGAAAAAGAATTAATTAAAATTCAAAATCCAAGAGGGGATGCTGAATTAGCATTTGTTTTAGCTCAACTTTACAAGGATGCTGACAAGATGGAAGAAAGCATAAGAGTAAGAGCTGAAGCTATGAGAATGGAGGTTACTTCAACTGGAAAGATCGCAATAAATGAAAATGATGTTGCAGTTACTATAGATTACTTAGTCCCAGCTGGAAATAAGTTACCTTTCAATTGGAGTGCTCCAACAACAGCTACACCACTTATTGACTTGGAGGCAATAGCTACTGCGGTTGAAACTGAATGTGGAACTAGACCGGTAAGAGCAATGACTTCAAGAAAAATAGTAAAAGCTATTTGTGCCTGTACTTCAATCAAAAAAGCAGTATTTGGAACTAACTCAGATAAACTTGTAACTTTATCACTATTAAATGATTTACTATCACAATCTGATCTACCAATTCTTTTGGTTAATGAGGCTAAATATAAAGTTGAAACAGCTACAGGGTTCTCAACTGTAAGGTACTTCCCTGAAAACATTATATCAATGTTTGGAAGTTCCACACTTGGAGAAACAATTTATGGTTTAACAGCCGAGGAAGTAAAATTAATTGGAGATGGCAACATGGAAACTGCTTCAATGGTTGGAAATGTTTTCGTTGGTACTTATACAAGCGTAGATCCAGTAGCAGAGTTTACCAAAGCTGCAGCTACAGTAATTCCATCTTTCCCACATGCAGACGAATTAGGAATAGCAACAATAACGCTTTAATACTGAGGGGGATTAATTTCCCTCTTTTATTTATATAGAGGAGGGCATTTATGGAACTTAGTAAGGACCAAAGAAAAGCAATATTAACAATTAAAAATTATTTAAATATAGGGCCTAATTTAAAATATAATGATGAATATATGATGGTAACATTTGAACTTGCTATTGATGAGCTAGTTGAAAGCTCTTTAGCTATTAAAGCAATGAAAGCAACTGGAATTAAATCTAAGAGTGATGGAGTACAATCTGTGACATTTTCTGATGGTATTGAAGCATGGACAATAACTGATAATGTGAGGGTGCTTTTACCTTTGCCATTTGTAAGGTTAATGGGGTGATGATATGAGTGTGTTATTTAAAAATGCCAGCATAACTTTGTACAATAGGTATTATGATTTTTCAAGCGGATATGATTTATACCAAAAAACAGTTATAAAAGGTGTTAACTGGAATGGTATTAGGAATGCTACAGTTAGTAGCAATGGTTTATTACTAGCTGATTCCATACGTATTATTTTAGACAAATTAGAAAATTATATTTCACCAAAACTGTTTGCAAAATTAAATGATACTGAAAGGGTAAATTATTTTACTCTAGCTATAGGCGATAAAGTTGTTAAAGGTGAGATTGATTTTGAGATTTTAGGTATTAAACCAAACTCCATTGCCGACTTAGAAAAAAAATATAATGATGTAGTAAATATAATGTCTTCCAGGGAACTAAGTGACCATTGGGAGGTGGAAGGTAAGTAATGGGCGCAACTATAAGAATAAATATGAATCCAGCTGCATCCATTATAGCGAAAAGAAAATTGCAAAATAATGGACCTGCGCAAGTACTTTTTACAAAAGAATGTGCTAAAGCATTTAACAATTATGTTCCTCTTGATACCGGTAGACTTAAGGACATGATGATTACTATAGAAACTGCTAGAATTATATACTCAGCGCCTTATGCATCAAAACAATTTTATAATAACAAGGGTATGGGAAAACAAGGTGATGCAGCTGGTGGTAAAAGGGGAAAACAATGGGCTTCACGTGGCTGGATTGATAATGGAAACAAGATTGTACAAACCATTGCTAACTTTTGTGGAGGTAGTAGCGAATGATTATAGAAAGCATAAGAAATTTTATAAGAACTATGACTTGCTTAGAAATGTTTAATGATGCAATTAGGGTTAATGTAAATTATTTAGATACTAATATTGATGCATATAGCATAGAGGAAATGCCTATAGAGCCTGTTTTAAAGAAGTATGTCAATGGGGATAGTATTAGACAATATGCATTTATATTTACTAGCAGAGAGCCATATGGAAGCGATGTTATACAAAATATTGATAACTCAGGCTTTTATGAAAAGTTTGCAAATGAACTTGAAACCAAGAATGATAATGAAATATTTCCTATATTGGATGCAAATTTAGAAGTTTTAGAAATTAAGGTAACAAGCACAGGCTATGCATTTGCAGTTAGCGAAGACACAGCACAATACCAGATCCAATTGAGATTAAAATATTATAAATTAGGGAGGAATTAAAATGGCGGTTAGGAAGAGAAAGATACAAGCAAACTATTTAAAGGTGGCAGCAGCTTTTGAACTATTAGGAACGGGCTTCACAGAGCTAAATGAAAGCCCTAGTGCTCAAACAAGTTCTAAGAGGTACATCAATCAATCTAGTGCTAGTCAAAGTATAACAGGCTATGAATGGTCCACAAGTTTTAATGCTGACCAAATAGTATCTGAAAAAGCTATTGATCATGTTAGAAATATAGGCGAGATGCAGTTAACCGGAGCAGACACAGAAACTGATTATTTAATAGTAGATTTAGATAACCCCGGAACAGTAGAAGGAAGTTATAGAGCAAGAAAATTTACTGTAGCAATATCTGTAGATTCTTTTGATGATAATGATGGAGAATTAGGAGTTAGTGGTTCTTTGTTAGGTATCAGTGATCCGGTGGAAGGAACCTTTACAGTTGCAACTAAAACATTTGCGATAGGATTTACTGGGAAAACTTTAGAGTTTAACTATGCTGCAACTGGTGCAATAACTCTTATTTCAGTTCCAGGCATATCTTATAGTGTTAATAAGTTTATTGGAATACCTTCAGGTACAACTTCATTTACATTTAAAGATGTAGCCGCAACTAAGACTGCAACATTAGGCACTTCTTGGACAATAGTTTAATATTAGGGGGAATTTAGTTGAAAATTAATAATGTTGAATTAGAAGATATAGATATATTGGATGCCGATGTGGCTGAAAGGTATGAAAATGCATTAGAAACTGTAAATGGAATCGCTGAGAAAGTCAAGGGTATGAAGAGCTCAGAAAGTATTAGAATTC